GATTACAGTCTCGTGGAAATTTAACACAATCGAAGGTTGCTGATAGATATACGCGCTTACATGGTGCAAACAAACATCGGGTTGGTGGCATGGGCGGATATGATTCTAATTATTACATGCATCAAAATCGTATGCAGCTTTATGCAGATTATGAAATGATGGATCGAGATCCAATAATTAGTTCAGCATTAGATATATATTCAGATGAGTCTACATTAACAGATCAATTTGGAGATATTTTAACTATTAAAACAAATAATACTCAAATACAAAAAATATTATACAATTTATTTTATGATGTTTTAAACATAGAATTTAATCTTTGGACATGGATTCGTAACATGACAAAATATGGAGATTTTTTTTTAAAACTTGATATCACCGAAGAATATGGTGTAACAAATGTACGACCATTTTCTAGTTACGAAATGGAACGATGGGAAGAATTCAACGAATTAACTGGACAATATAAAATTGAATTCAAAAACATTGCAAATCAACAAGCAACATATGATGTTTTTGAAATAGCACATTTTAGAATGTTGTCAGATTCTAATTTTTTGCCATATGGTAGATCGATGTTGGAAGGGGCTCGCCATGAATTTCAAAAACTTATGATGATGGAAGATGCAATGTTAATACATCGTATTATGCGAGCTCCAGAAAAACGAATTTTTAAAATAGATATAGGAAATATTCCACCAAATGAAGTTGATAGTTTTATGGAACAAATTATCAATAAAATGAAAAAAATTCCTCATATTGATCCAAAAACTGGAAGTTACAATTTAAAATTTAATTTATCTAACATGTTAGAAGATTATTATTTACCGGTTCGAGGAGGACAATCATCTACTGCAATCGAAACATTACCAGGTATGACGTTTACCGGAATGGATGATATAAATTATATTAAAGATAAAATGATGGCTGCGTTAAAAATTCCTAAACCATTTTTAGGTTATGCAGAAGCAGTTGAAGGAAAAACTACGTTAGCATCAATGGATATTAGATTTGCCAGAACCATTGAACGCATACAAAAAATTGCTATATCAGAACTATATAAAATTGCAATTGTTCATTTATATACACAAGGATATGAAGGAGAAGATTTAATTGGATTTGAATTAGAATTGACTGCCCCATCGATTATATATGATCAACAAAAAGTTGCATTAATGACTGAAAAAATGACATTGGCAACATCGATGAAAGATTCAAAATTAGTTTCAGATAAATATATTTACGAATACATATTTAATATGTCTGAAGATCAATGGTTACAACAACGATCTGACGTTATTGAAGATTTAAAACTTAGATTTCGGCAAAATCAACTTGAACAAGAAGGCAATGATCCTGCTGTGACGGGTGTATCATTTGGTACGCCACACGATTTAGCATCAATACATATGTCATCGGGTGAAGTAGAAAATAAAGATCTTGGTGGCCGACCAAAAGAAGGAATAAAATTTGGTCAACATAAAAATGAATTCGGATGGGATCCTACAGGAAAAAAAGAATTAGATCAAACATTTAATACACAAAATCAAAAATCAGCATTTCAACCAGATACTACATTATCCAAAACAAAAAATATTAATAGTTTAGCAGCAGAAAGTCATGATATACTAAAATATTTAAAATTAAAAACACCAAAAATGATTTTAGAATCATTAAAAAACAAGAATAAAGATTTTCTTAACGACGTTGGTACTATGTTAGATGAAGATAACATATTGTAATATTAGATTAAACTATATTTATTAAAAAGATAAATACTGTATAAAGGCGTAATGAAAAAATTAAAACATTCAAAATATAAAAATACTGGTATTCTTTTCGAACTGTTAGTAAGAAAACTAACATCGGAAACACTATCTTCGAATAAAACATCTACAATTGATATTATTAAAAAATATTTCGGTCGAAATACTGAATTGTCTAAAGAATTACAACTATATAATTTATTATTAAAAGAACAAAAATTTTATTCTGAAGCACAAATATTAGATTATATTCGAATGATTAAAGAAAGTCATCATAAATTGAATCACGCTATATTAAAACGTCAAAAATATAATTTAGTTAAAGAAATATCTCAAAAATTTATATTTGATGATATTGCAAAAATTCATATACCTAACTATAAAACCTTAGCATCAGCATATATGATTTTTGAATATAATGAAACGGATAATCCAAAACAAATTTTAGAATGTAAATCTGTAATTGTTAACAATAACTTAATTAAAGAACATACGAATGTTAATAAAGATCCAATAATTGAAAATTTTAAATCACAAACAAAAGAAGTTCGTTTATTAACATATAAACTTCTTATAGACAAATTTAACAAAAAATATTCAGTGTTAGACGAATCTCAAAAACAATTACTAAATAAATATATTACTAATGTTAACGATACTGTTGCATTAAAAGAATATATACAAACAATTATACCAAATATTAAAAAATCATTAATTATAGAAACAAAATTTATTACTGATACTGCTACTAAAATAAAAGTACAAAAACTATCTGAACTTTTATGTACTGTAGAAAACATGAAATTAATTAAAGAATCGCATATTCTTTCGTTGTTACGATATTTCGATTTGATTAAAGAATTAAAAGGATTACATTAATGCGATCGGTTTTACAAGAAATAGAACAAAAATTTGTAGTATTAAATGAATCATTAGATTCGGTTAATCAAGAAGATCATGATATTGATAATGATGGCGATATTGATAATTCAGATAAATATCTCAATAATCAAAGAGCTGTACGAAAAAAAATAATATCAAAAAATGATTTGGATTTAGAAGAACAAAATGTTACGGCTGCATTAGATGGGGGGGCTGGTCCTCCGAGGACGCCAGCTGCATTTAGAAAACACGTTAAACGTGTCGATTATGCATCAGGTGTAGAAGAATCTATAAATAAATCAGCATCTTGGATTTTAGGTTCATATCAACATCCGGAGGACGAACAAGAAGAATATACTGATAAATTTCCATTTGCAGAAACTGAGTTACGATGGCAACATAAAAATTACAAATACCCATCTGTAAATTTAACAAATACGCCGGGTATATCTAAAAGAAAAGATAAAACTAAAAATTATATGAAACCTTCGGTTGCAGAAGCAATGGATTCAAAATACGAAAAACTTATTGAATCATATAGATCATATGCCACTGGAGATGCAAAATCGACGCCTGAACAAAAAATAAAACATACTATCAAAGAGGTTGCACGACAATTGCAAGAAATTGAACAAACTGTAAATTATGCATCTCGTTTAAAAACAGAATCAGGAGTTGCAAGAAACGGATATGGGTCATCAGTAGATGCTGCATTAACAAAAATTTCGGAACGATTAATTAAAATTTCAGAACGAGTAAGAGCTTTAGGAGAATAAAATGTCAAAACAATTAATTGTAGAATACATGCCGTTTAAACCTGTTAATTCATTAACTGAATCAAATGGTGCTGCATATGGAATACCTGGCGGAGTTATTGTTCAAGGAGTTTTGCAACGAGCAGGAGCTAAAAATCAAAATGGTCGAGTATATCCAAAACATATATTGGAACGAGAATGTCAACGATATCAACAGGAATATATTGATCAACATCGAGCATTAGGTGAATTAGACCATCCAGAATCGTCTGTTGTTAATTTAAACAACGTATCACATAATGTTTTAAAAATTTGGTGGTCAGGAAATGATTTAAATGGCATTGTACAAATTTTGGATACCCCATCAGGAAAAATTCTTAAAGAATTATTTCGTGCTGGAATTACACTGGGTATATCATCTCGAGGAATGGGGTCAGTAAAGGAATTACGAAATGAAGGAACGGTAGAAGTTCAAGAAGATTTTGAATTGATATGTTGGGACTTTGTATCAAATCCGTCAACACATGGTGCATTTATGCGGCCATCTCATATGAATGAATCTATAAATAACTCCGTAAACAATAAATATAATAAAGTAAACAACAT